GCCTTGGTTACCATTGCTAAGGTCTTTTGCATAGCACCAAGAATTTGATTAGTGTTTTGAGTTTGTTCAGTAAAGCTCTTCATCAAAGCTAAGTTTTGCCTAGATGATTGAGCTTGAACTTCTTGCATATCCTTCAATGCTTGGTCTACCTTGTCGTTAGCTTGGTCAAGTTCTACGCTCTTCTTGTCCAATTCAGCCAGCTTTTGTGTAGCTTGTTGCAAGATAATGCGTTGGTTGTTCTTATCGTTTTCACTCCAATCAGTAGCGCCAACTGTCCAAACTGGGTCTTTTAAGTTGTCAGCTGGTCTTTCAGCATGGACTTGCCATGGTAGCCCCACATTTGCTTCATCGCCAAAAACTGGGATTACTTTGTGATGCCAAACGGGATCCGCATTGTCAGGATCTGACAAGTAGACAAAGCCTGTAAGAGTTGGGAACTTTGCCTTTAATGCCTGTTCTTGTTCAGCAACGCTGTTTTGATCTTGTGTAGCGTTTGTTTCTGCGCCCGCTACTGGTGCAACTTGTGTATTTTCGTCAGCCATTTTATTGGCTCCTTTCTATATAAAAAGCCCACGGGAACGCCCCGTGAGCAAGGTTTTTTGCATAAAAAAGGCACTCATTGAGTGCTAATCTACGTTTATTTCTATTTTTACCCAATCAACCGTTATTGGAGTTTCATGCATACCGTGATCATCATCTTCATAAGCTCCATGGTAATAAGCTTCTATGCCGGGACCTGTTCCATAAGCTGTGGTTTCGCTGCCCACTTGCAAATAATTGCCTTGCGTTGTTGGATTAAAAAACGTTGATGGCTCGTCTACATGATTATATAGAACGTAGTTCTTAGCCCGGTAACTATCGCCATTGCTAAAAGTCACCACAGTGTATCTGTTCATATCTAAAACATCAACGCTATCAACTAACTTGAATCGATGATCAGGATTATTTAGTGTCTTAGTAATGCTGGTGTAGCCGTATTTACGGTACTTTTCACTATTAAAGAGTATGCTTTCGATCATAGAACCACCACCTTTCTAGTGATGGCTCTAAGTGCTTGATAAAAGTGAATTAAGAGGGATTTACCCCCCTCCCAATTTTCAGATGCAATTTGGTCGTCTTTGATGAACGCCATTCGTCCTTCGTAATTCACGACGTAGTAAGTTCCAAATCTATTAGCAATTTTGGCATAACATTCACAATTCGGGGTTCCGATAACGTTGCCCAAGCCTAAGTCACTGGCAAGCGCTCCTGTTCCATTCAATTTCACGCTAGTTGGATAAGCTCCCCATTTCTTACCGTTTGCTGTGATCTGCTGAGAATTGTTGTCAATGTTGAACCATTTTAATCTATTAAAAAGCATATGATCTAGCATGTTCTCGCTCCCTTCTATTATTTTTCAATCATTGCAATACCGTTAGGGTTTGCGTTTTCCCAAGCTTGGGCTTGTGCTTCTTGGTTCGCTGGGAATCGCTTGCCTAGCAAGTAGTTGTTCTTGATAAAGTTGACGGTATTGATCAAATCGTTAATTTGTTTCTGTTGTTGATCAACGGTATCTTGATTAGCGTACTTGTGCCAAGTCCATTGTCTTGAAGCACTTGCATTAGTTGCACGCCAGAATACGTCACCGTCAGCACTCCGATATTCTTGTGTAACCGAGTTATCATCCCAGTGGTAGGTAGTAAGCCAGCCCCACATAGTCGCAGTATTTGCTAAGGGACCATTATTTCCCTTGACGTTAGCAACTTTAATTGTTCGCGTTTCATGCAGGTAGTTGTTAAAGTCAATTGTGGTGTCATGGATGTAGCTGTTGTTATAGTCAACAGTGTATTGGGCAAGCTTGTTATACAAGTCTTGGACAGTTGGACTGTTGATTTGTCCATTCGCCAAAATAGCGGCTTTTTCTTGTCCTGCGGCGTTTCTGAAACTGAAATGGTTAGAATCATCGTTGCCTAACTTGAAAACGAGGTCTAAGTTGTCATTACCGTTGTTTTCCGCAAAGATTTGAGCCTGATCAGTAGCCCCAGCCCAGCTAAGGCCACCAATGTTACCGTCATGCGATTCAACTGTGCCCGCGCCATTCCAGTTGATAGTGCTATGTTCCGCCATGTCTCCACCGGAGTTGGACAGCTTGCCATTTAACTGTCCTTTAGTCCAGTTAACGATGTCTTGCCCTGCATTCTGATCCAGCAAGATCTGATTGCCGCCGGCCAAGTTTTCAACCGTCATCTTAGTTGTGGCGTTTGCGTTGACATCGAAACCTCTGGCAACGGTTGTGGTAACGTCTACGTTACCGTTGTTGTCCGGCTTTACCCCGCTAACCGATTTAACCGCCGCTTGACTAGCCTTGCTTACGTCGTCTTTTGTCGCATAGACGTCCTGCAACTGCGCAATTTGACTATAAATTAAGTTGCGAATGTCGTTATCGTTTAATTGTGAGGGATTCAAGCAACTCCAATTCATCCAGGTAGCTGTTTGATCGATTTTGCATCTGACATAGATTGGTGTGGCAGATTGGATGCCTACAATAAGTTGGATAACATTGTTTCCATCTGCCAAAACTTTTATGACAGAGCGGTTTTTAATCGGCGCTTGCACCGGATTATTTTTTACTGCCCGAGCTTCGGGGACTGTAAGGTTGGTCATGCGGTAAGCGCCGGCTTGAACCAAATCATTTAAATCAGTGACTTCTTTTGGAAAATCCTTAATGCGGTCGCTGTCAACAATCAAGTCAAGAATGCCGTCTTTGTCAGGTTCAACAACCGCTCCGTCATTGATCTTTGCACCCTTGACCTTGCCAGCCTCCGCAATTTTAGGATCATACTCCGCTTTGAGCTTCAAAATAGCCGCGTTGACGTCTGACATATGAGCCACGCCAATTTCGTTAACCGTCAGATCAACCTTTGCGGCGTTTGAAATAGCAAAGGCTAATGAAATATCGAGTGAAGCCGTTGATCTATGATCTGGCGACCCCGCTGGAATAGTTCGTTCGCCTAAAGCTGGCGTAATTCCTAACAGAATCTCTTTCTGGTCGTCATTATTCTGTGCAAACCAACCAATCGAATTGTAAGTGAGGTCATCGGTTAGATCTTTATTACTAAAAGAGACGCTAACAGTAACTGAATTATTTATAGGAGGTGTAACAGTTGGAGCAACCTCCATTTTTTGATCATCTAGCGTTGTCAAATTTCTAATGGCTTCATCATCCATGCTTGTAACGCTTTGACCAAATAAGGCAACCCTGGTGTATCGAATTTCACCAAATCCCGCGCCAACTGTTAGTAAGAGATGACGTCCAGCATTGGTGACAATCGTATCTTTGAATTTATCAGATTTGTCATCTTTAGGCTGAGTATTATCCTTTTTGTTGTCGTCCATTTTTCCTTCCTTTCTACTAAATCGAATTTAGTTCTAAATTTTCATGGATCAGCATTTTAGTAGCGATGTAAATGCCGGTTGGGGTATTTTCTTTTTCGCCGCTCCACCAACTAGAAGCAAGGCTGGTGGTACATCTATCGGTTGCCAGCAAATCAGTGCCAAAATACCAATGGTTATAGCTTTCTACTTTTTCGCCTTTCCACCAACTAGAAGCAAGATCGTTGATTTCATGCTTCCTATCCTGTGTGGCGGCACCGATGTACCAAGTTTGCTTCTCCTCATAAAGAAATTTGATTTCATCAATCCAGTAACCCATTGCTAGCAGGTTTTGAATATTCTTTATGATGAATTTTTCCATTTGAACATTGGGCAAATTTTCAAACGGAATCACAATACCAATATGTCTTAAACCCGTTTTATAGACTTTAAATTGTTCTGGCTTTGCATTTAAAGCAGTTCCCAGAATCTTAACCATTGAAGGAATCGTACCTTGTGCCCTAGAAATTAAAATATGTAAAAAAATAATGAAACGAAAAGTTTCATCATCACTAATTCTATAAGCTTTGTAATCTTGCCCGATTAGGTCAAGCGTTGTACCTTTTGCTTTGTCAATGCTACGCCATTCAGCAATTTTTTCATTTTCATCGCTGATTTTTTCAAGCAGTGAATTATAACTGTCCAGTAGCTGGTAAAAAACGGTATCTTTTTTCTTGTTCCAGTGATCGGCTACCTCTGCAATTAGTTGGTCTGTTGTCTCATAAGCCAATTAAATCAACCTCCACATTTTCGGGGTCACAATGGGCAAATTCGGAACGACCAATTAAAATATTTTGGTCCGCTAATTTATCTTTTGTGCTGCCAATTACAATTGTTGCATCATCAACACCATTAACGTCATAGGTAACGGAATAAAGACGGGTAAAATTGACCCTTTGCCCCATTTCAAGGGAATTAATTTCGTCGCAAATAGCTTGCTTGATGTCATCAACCCCCGCATCACTGTTCCAGTCGTCATTAATTGATACATCGACCTTTACATAAATGTTGTGTTGCTGTGCATGATCAAATTTAACTTCTTTTAATTTTCCCGTAGCGTCCGGAGCTTCTTTAACAATTGAACCCGCTAAAGTGATACCAGCCGCGCATTTATCAATTAAGGTTTTAGCAATTTCATCATCGTTCCCGCCCAAAACATAAATATGGACTGAACATTCAGGGTTGCCATATTCATCCGTCTTATACTGGTCATTATCAATGAATCCCACTTGCTTAACACCATTGAGATTCATTAATGCTGATTTAATACCTGGCTCTGTGGGGCCGGGACGGGCAACATTTTCCATGATTAATCGTTTTCTAAACGTTTCATCGTCTTCGTAATCTTGCCCACCGCCTGCGGGTCGCGGGTTGGTTACAGAGATAAAGTCTTCATCTGGGTTGGCAAACAAAGTAATTGTGTTGGCTGGTACATTAGTAAATTCACCAGTTTCTTCACATTCAACATTTCCAGTTCCTTGAAAAGCCCCGTCGCTTTGTTTTGAAGTGATAACGTCTTCTGTTAAGTCAAATACCAAGCCGTCTTCTGTTTCGAACTTTTCGCCAGCTTGAATTAAATATTCGCCTTCAGTCGTTATTACTACTTCCGCATGAGATGGAGCGTCAACTTTACGGGTCAAACTGATATTGCCCGCTAATCGGTCTAATGCTGAATTTACAGCGGTTGAATAGAATCCAGAATAGTAAATTTGTTCCTGTTGCTGAATTAAATCATAAGACGCATCACTCATTAAACGGGCAAAAATTCCTAGATAAGCATTACTTGTTAGTGCAATATCATCCCCTAATCTAGTTCGGTAATCGTCTTCAACACCGTCTAAGATTTCCGCAAAACTTGGGGCAATATAACCGGTTTCTTTTAAACCAAAATCAGTTGTCAACTTGTAACCCCCCCTTCTACTTCACCAATATTTGCGGTGGCTCTAAAATTAATCTGCATTTTTCTTTCAGGTTTCTTGATAAATTCGATATTATCAACGGTTTCAACTTCCGGTACGTTTGCTTCAATAGCCGCTCGCATATCATTCTCCGCCGCTTGCTTATTGAAGTTTTTACCTAAAAAGCTGCTATAATCCGCGCCCATTTCAGGGTCTAGCCGTTGCATTTCGCCATATCGAATTTCTAGCGTTGCCTTAATTCTTTGCGCTATTTCGTCAAGACCGCTAGTCATTTCTAAATCGTGAGTAATCGGATCAATAACTAGGTCATGATTATCACTCATAAATAGGTCCCTAGCCATCGTCGTCACCCTTATAAACAGAAACGATAATTGAGTCGTTTGCATCATGCATCCTGCCGGTATTTGGCGTAAAGGTGTTCCCAGTGCCGTCCCAGTTATCAATGTCACGGTCCATAGTAACGGCTATCACTACAGCGCCAACTCTCATAGACTTCTTTTTCGGATAATGTTCTAAAAAATGTGAGTTAACTTCTGGGCTACTATCAACGGCTTTTAAATCCGACTTAAACTTATCTAACAATTCATCAAGCCTATAGCAAGATTCGGCAACCGGAACATCTAAGTACTGAGCCGATTTAGTGCCATCGATCCAATTCGCCAGCGGTTGAATATCTGCAATGTGTTTTTTCTTGTCGTAAGTTAAAACTTTAGCTAAAAAAGCAGATTCAAGACTTCTGCTGAATCGGTTTTTCACCTTACTAATGTTTTCATACCATCGAATTGGAACCCTATTTTTTTGTTTCATACTGTCATCTCCTCGTATTATATAAATTGTAATTAGTCATATTGTGATAATTAATCAAATTAGTATTTGCTTTTTGATCTTCACATGTTAGCCTCTAATTGTCATTG